TGCGCATAAACTTGGTGTTGCAAAAGTTACAGCCAAACCGGCTCCAACTAAGGACCAGGTGTCGCCATCTGTCCTATAAGTGCGCAACTCGTTAATCGATGCGTCGGCGTATGCCACTTCTGTTTCGCTTATGGCGACAAGCGCCGGTACTGTATTTACCAGAGATAACCCGGTACCAACTTCTGCTGGAAAATCTGCTATAGCCATTACTTTTTAACCCCTCTTAAATTGTACTGAATTGTGACGCCCGTTATTGTGTGGGAGCCATCCAGTATTGAAGATCCCGATATTGATAAACCAATGTTCCTTCCGGAACCCTTAATATAACCCTCTGCTTCATTAGGAAGTTGGCCCCAAAAGAAATCGGCCCATACTTCATCCTCACCCCAATATGCTCCACCCCCACTGACATCAAACGTCTGCTGGACGCCTTTCGGGCGATCCGGGTTCCCATAAGAGAAATCCGGAGCATATTTAACATCTACTGTCGAGTTTATGCCTATTTCCGTCTCGACCTCTAACACCACCTTGTAAAATCGCTTAATTGTTCTGGGTGTTCCAATCATGTAATACGGCAATCTAATAAAATAGTCCAATGAAGCGCCATCAAAGGAATTACCCGAATCCATTTGGTATACAAACCCATCGCTTGAACCAAAAAATATACGCTCTATGCCACTATTATCTTCTCCGGTATTGCAAGTATTCACCGTTATGGGGTAGTTTATGCGAGTAAAGTGCGGAAAGCCACCTTCCTCCGGTATTCTGGCTATGAGAGCCGTACCATCATCATAAAATATGCGATATTGGTCCTTCTCGCGCACCACAACTGAGTCTATCTCCCTGCCCATTTTATCTCTTATCAGCGGATCGATGAACTTTGAGAAGGAATTCTCCTTAAAATCACCGAACGCCTCCACGGCATTGAGTTGGGTGAGTCCACGATCGTCCAAATATCGAACGTTTCCAACACGTTGAATCGTCCATTCTCGCGCTCCTGAGATGCGTGAGTGGTTTTTAAGCTGAAAATCTGCAGCACTGGTGCCAAACAGTAAATTAGTTGAATTTAGCGAGAATACGGCGGTCACATCGCCTTGTGGGTTCTCTAATCCCGTAATCACGTCACCTACTGCAATTTCTGCGGCACCACTAATGGCCGTTGATGTGAATGGTGCCCCAATTCCTGAGATCATCAAAGAGCTGGCAATCGTGGTCACTAAATGATTTGACTGTACCCCGATGTGGGTGGCAAATAAGGCGGGTACCGAAGAGTCCACTAATGCTGCACCGGAGCCATCCCAACCAAAAGCAACTCCAGTCCCATAAGCACAAAACATCATGTTCCCAGACGCTTGGCCGTAGAAGTTGTAATTAACAAAATCGCACTTTCCGCCGGGGGCGAATGTGAACGTAGTTGAATCTCCAGCCAAGCTGGCCGTCGCGCCAGATGTTGCGCCAGTCAAAGTATCGCCGCCAGCAAAAGCACCTACCTGGGTGTGAAGGAATACGGTACCAACCGCAGTGCCACCAAGGAAGGCTCCACTGGTGATATTGATTGCTGTGACAATGGCCGTGGCTCCAGATGGTGCCGCAGTAATTACCTCACCCGGTAAGAACTGTCCGGTGATGACGACGTGGGTACCTGCCGTATATGCTAATCTTGCGCCCAAGGTTTGAAGAACCCAGCCAGCCGCCGAATCCTTATACATATCCATCGCAGTGGCACCAACATTATCTCTGAAGGCATACACGTCGCCCTCAAATTGCCACACGCCTCGAATGGTGCCGGATCCCGGTACCGCAGAGATGAGATTTCTTCGATTAGTTTGACCCGGACCAATGAACCCACTTAATGTTTCGGAGTCCGTTGTATAAGGTCCATCCATGGCCACGGTAGACAGATCAACTGTGGCATAAGTATTGGCTTGGGTGACGTTGGTGAGCACATCGTTGTCAACAAAGACTTGATCTATATCAATGAAATCGTAAGCGGTGCCAACTCCGGCAGTCTCACCACTAACGTAGGCCGTGAACCCAGATATGCTGCCCGTAAGCTCATCGCCCACGGCAACCGTATTGGTGATTGCGTCAATATTAAAAAATGCTTGATTCGCTAAGGATGGTTTTGGAAGCCCGTCGTAGCGTTCGTAACCATCAATCCTTCGATAGCCGCCAACTGCTCTGGGTTCATAATTTTTAGAAAATCTTAATCGTCCGGGCTTTACTCGCAAGTCCGGAGAAACGATGTCTTCGCCACCATCTAAAGGAAAATAAGCTACCTGCTGGCCCATGCTTCACCATCCTTTAATAATATGGGCCTTCGAACGCACTACCGTCGTCACTGCCGGTACCGGTGAATCCATCGGTTGAAACTGTCATTTGAACATCATCACTGACGCGATAACCTTCCCATCCTGGCAACTGGTCACTCTTCAATTCGCTTAAAACTCTATCGTATTCCGCTACCGCCGTTTCGTAGACAAATTGAGTTTCCTCAGCTTCTGCGTAATACACTTTAGTTCTGGCCATGATGCAACGAATGAAGGCTTCAGGAATTAAAGAGAAGTCACCATTAGCGACCATTCGTAATGGGTTTCGCCAATAGTTTGCCGTGAGCGTATAAGCGGCATCCGGTACGCTATAAAGAATTATATTTTCATTGGGTTGGATGACGAAGTTGGCGGGCTGGTTTTGTTCTTGAACCCCACGCCCTTGAGAATTATAAAACGCGCGATAGTCCATCTCAGTCAGTTTGACATTATCGTCCGTTGTGTAATCAAGATAAAAAGTTCTTCGATCCCACTTACCAAAAATTGTGGGGGGTTTATTGTAGTTCGCTACCCCAGCAACAGTGGAAACGCTGAAATCGGTTTTGTAAAGAAAGTTCCAGTTGATAGCCTCTCTTTGAATTGCAATGTCCGCATCCGCTACCCAACGAACAAGGTCCGCGAGAATCCCAGTTTGATTTTCCACCGATACGATCGGTGCACCGGATATCTCGCAGACCGCTTGTGCGTCTTTACAAAGTTGTAGGTACGTGGACGTGCTCATCTTACCCCACGGCAGGAATTTGCGGTGGTGCCGCTGGCGCTACTGGTACCGCTGGAGCTGCAGGCGCAACTGGTGCCACTGCGGGTGCAACTGGCGCTACTGGCGCTACCGCTTGTGGGTCTGGTTGATTCGGTGCCACTGTTTGAAAATGAATACCAGGTGCTGGTGCTGGAACTTCAGCTACCGCTGGTGTGGGGATTGCTGATGGATTATGTGCGATCATTTGGATCTCAGCATTCATTTGATTAACTTCTTCCATCTGGGTTGCTAACGCGGCCTGCATTACTGCAATTTTTTCTTGCCTCGCTTCCAGTTCAAACTTAATGCTATCACCAATCACATTGCCATCTGCGGTGAAACGATATTTACCTTGACGGTATCTGCATCCGTCGTGGGTTTGTCCAAGAACTTCGCCAAAAGGTAAACTTCGGTCTAATGTAATCATATTGGTTGCCTCGATTTAAGTCCTGTCTTCAGCGATTCGCTTTGTGACAAGGTTGGGGTATCAGCGTCGTCATTGACTAAACCGTTTCCCCTATATCGACCAATCATCGGATCCTTTCCGCTGGAGTACTTGGGTTTTATCCCACTCACACCCGGCTCAGGAAAATTCTTACCCGCTTTCGCGGTAGGCATAGGGTCTTCAGAAAAGTTATCATCAACGCCATAACTATCTCTATATCTGCGCATGTCAAATGCTCCCTAATTATATACACCCATTGGGAAATGTACATAGGCTAATGAAATAGAAAAAGGCCGCGAGACTGCCGGCCTTTTTCCGCTGAGGTTTAGACTGAAGGAAACGACCCGCGATCAGACTTAACGGTTTCCCGTATGGTGTCTGGTCTTTGAGTTGTTTCGCTACCTACCTGTCGAATTTTAGCCGCCGAACCTCCGGGGCATTTCATTTGAGACGAAAGTCCCAAATCGATAGGATTTCCAACCTTGGCTTGAAACTTGCCTCGGCCTGGACCGGTATTGCTAACGCCTGACATTTCTGTCTTGCTTCTATCTTGTGCTTTCATATTAGCTCTCCTTTAGAACCAGTAAATATCAACGTAAGGAGTACCAATGCCCGCTACGGTACCTGTATCGGTACCAGCAACAAACGTTACCTCAAGTTGATTGTTAACTAAGTCTGATATCAAAACATCAGGCTCGATGATCGCATCGGTATCGTTTCGAGTGTTGAAACTATCCGTTGCTGCAGTACCGTCAGCGATGTTCAGCTCACAATACGCATCAGGATCTGCGGCAGTACCGACTCGAACGATGCCTGGGGTTGTATCAACTGCAAAGGTTTCAGTAATACTTCTGATACCGATCTCCACAATATAACCCTTGGTGATGTTCTCACCAGATGGTGCTTGGATTGAATCCGCCGTGTAAGTACCAAGCGTACCGAAGTCCACTTGGTTTAAGTCGTGACGAATAGTTCCTGCGCTTGAATAACTCATATCATTTCTCCTATTAAATTAAGATTAAGCCGCTGTGGCCCATCGAACGATACGAGCATCTGGTGCCGCAGTATGAACAAGAGCGAACCCTTCTTCACCGTACCACGCTACCCCCTTGTCCCTACCGAAGTCACCCGGCAACTTGCCGCGAATCTCTGGTGGGCAGACAATCGCTTCAATGACCGTATCATCACCAAAGAAGAATGCCTCATCTGACTTGCCGTTGGTCCAAGCCTGATTAGCAATACTGGTTTGCTCGTAGAACTTAATACCTTCATACGAACGACCAACCTCACCATTCAAGATGTGACCAAAACCCTCAGCCGTGTGCTGCGAGATTGGCTCAAGATCATTTTTGAAACCACGGAACGTCAAAGGACGACCGACGCAACGATAATCACCATCGCTGTATGGGTTGATGTTACGCTCTTTCATTTGATCCGAGATCAACTTGACGTGTTCGTTATTCATTGCCAAGTCATTGGTATCCGTTGGAGTACCAGTCGTTTCAAAGTTAATAGCTGTAGCGGAAGTACCGCCATCTGGAGTCACTGTTAAAGGACTTAACACAAACTGGGCGTGAGCTTCATTTTCAAAAGCTTTAACCAAGTCGTTCTTTAACGCCTTGTTGATTATCTGGCGAATTGGCTGCGCAGACATATCATCAAGAAATCCAGAATATGGAACAGAATTACCGAACTCAAAAACGGTGCCGTTATTCTGAGTGATAGTGATGCCGGTTTCTGGCATACGCTGGTTCTCAGTAAGACGACCACCTTGATCGGCAACATTGGAAAATGAATTCCACTGGTAGGCGTCGCCCACATGCAGACCTTTATCGGTAAAATCATCAGCATCACAATGCTGTACAAAACGTGTTAGTGGCTGTAACGCATTCCTTAAAACGGTTGATAGTTCTCCAGAATACAAAAACCCACCTTCGGCATTAATTGCCCAAGTTTGACCTGCCATAGCAAATCCCCTTCTAAATTATTGGACGGCCTGCCCTCTGCGTTGTTGCAGGGATCGGACATAATCGCCCTTCGTTGGTTCTATAGGCACTGGCTTTCTTGGTGATCGCTCAGAACCCGCTCGTGGTGTTGTCATAGAACGCTTCTCTTGAGCTTTCTGCTGTATGCTGGTGGGGGCTGCCGGTGCACCATTCCCTTGGGTTTTACGCCATTCGGTCACATTTTTACCAGCTTCGTGCATTACTTCTGCTGGGGACCAATCGGGGTGTGCTGTCTCAACTTGAACAGTCTGAGCGTTGGCTAACTGCAGTAACTGCGTATCGGCCATTATCTCAGGAAACTCAATTGCGAACTGGGCAGTACCAACCTCAATATCAGCGGCACGTTTGCGGAGTTTGGCATTCGCCAGTTCCGTTTCTCGTGCTTGCTCTTTCTCAAGCTCAGTCTGTTCCATGTGTTGGATGGCGTTTTGAGAAGCTATGTTGACCAAGAGTTCATCCGCTTCCGCGTTAAGTCTGGCCGACTCTTCTGTATCACCTTCCAATAGAGCGTCATTCGCCATGCGGCGTAACTTACTCTTCTGATCCTCCACGGGGGCTAGATCGGGGGTTACTGCTGGCTCCTCCACAACTGGTGTGGCTAGAGGCCTTGTACTTAATTCTTCCCGCTGTCTTTTCAGTTCAGCTTCCCCAGCTTGAAGGTTTTTCTCCCGCTGGGATAATAATCTTAGTTTTTCCTGACCAGCAACATACATCTGGTAAGGTTCAACACCACCATGAGCATCGACTTTCTCTTTATCGACTTTCCTGGTGACGCCGTTGACGGTTACTTCAACCTGGGGTTTTGGTCCCGGCTTTTTCCTCGCCACAACTTCAGGTGTTTCCAGCTCTACTGGAACTTCCGGTCTCACTAAGGTTGGATCATCTCCGGCTACCGGTTCAGTTGGAACTGGCTCCGCGACGTACCCATCCTCAAGGGGATCCGGCACTGAAGTGGGACGGTGTAACTCGTCGTGATTCTTGTAAATTTGCTCACGAGGAGACAATTCACGTTCTTCAGGCCTCAACTGTACCTCACCATTTGGTGATTGTGAAGCAATTTCTTCAGGGTCCGTCACCATTACTGGTGGGCGGACGGGCATTAGGTCTTTGTCTTTATCTTCTACTGTCATTGGTGCTGGCATTGGTGTGCTCCGATTTTTTGGCTACAGGTTAATGTGGGTTACGAAAGTCGGCCATGTGATGATTTGGATCATCATCATTCAAGGCTGCTACGGCTATCTCCCCCTCTTGAAGTGTCTCACCAACCCATACCAAGAGTTGTTCAGCCACTAATACGTCCAGCTTGGCTTGACGCCACGCTTTTACATCGTCTTCTGGATCAATCTCCAACATGGCGACGATGCCCTTATCTTTA